CTCGTAGCTCTCAGGTAGATGGAGCTCCGCGTCATGCTGGACGGCCGCCGTATGCCGAATCCGAGGCTGCCAGCCCTGTTCGGCCGCAACCTCCTTGACATGCTCGATCACTTGCCTGGTGGTCGCTGTACCCAGGTGGGCCTGGATAAACTTCCACTTGTTGAACTTGACCTCGCAATCGCCGGAGAAGCAGTTGCCCAGCCCTGTCTCGGCGTTCAGGTAGACCTTCCAGTTCGAACCGCCGCAGCAGGGGCACTCCTTGATGTTCAGCTGCGTGCCACGTGAGCCTCGAGTCACCTTGTACTTGACGCCCTCACGATCGAGCCATGACTCCATGTCGATCGTTTCGAGCGCTTCCTGGAGTTCTTCATTGCGACTCATCGACAGCCTCCCTGTCGGTGTCGGTGCTGCCGCACTGAGAACATTCCAGCGCTTCGGCACCGAGGGGCCAAACCGCAACCCACTTGTGGCCGCAGTTCAGACACTCGGCGTGGCCGTGCATGTATGGAGCGATCGACTCATCCATCACTCTCTCCGAATGATGGATTCGATGAACTTCATCTTCGCAATGTCCTGCTTGATGAACAGCGTGAAGCCCGACTCCTGGTTGCGGCTGGCCGCGAAGTACAGACGAGCCTCGCCCTTCGATCGCTCCTCGTCGGTGATGTTGATGGAGATCATCAGATCGACCGTCCGCACCTTGTTGAAGTCTTCGGCGACGTGTTCAGCCTTCGCGACGGTGGCCTTGTAGCCCTCGCGGTTGGTCTGCGTGGCCGTCAGCATCGCAACGTCCTTCTGCTGTGCGATGGCCCGCAGGTCCACGTACACGGACTTGCTGTTCTCGATCACATCGTTGTAGCGGAAGTTCGGAGCCATGATGTCCGCGTAGTCCACGACGACCAGATCGAACTTCAGACCTTTGGCCTCGTAGCGATCCAGTAGCGCCCGCAGCTGGTTCGGCGTGAACGTACCGGACGGGAACTCGTGAATCTTGAACGCACCGCTGCTGGCCTCCATCGCGCTGACCTTGGACTCAACATCACGAATGTGCTTGCCGAGCTCCTTCATCATCGTGTCGCTGATGGATGCGTCGAGACGATCGGAGATGATCTTCGCGCTCACTTCGAGGGTGATGTAGAGTACGTTGAACTTGGCCAGCGCCGCAGCTTTCGCAAAGCCGATCAGCGCGGTGGTCTTGCCCGCTTTCGCACCGCCCATGATGGTTGCGAGCTCCTTGCGGCCCCATCCCCGGTGGTAGAGGATTTCGTCGAGCTTCAGATGCCCAGTCGTGATGCCTCGAGGCGGCCTGGTGCCTGACGCATCATCCAGTCGCTCGGAGGTGCGAAGACTGATGTTGGAGAAGTAGTCGTATGCGCCGCCGTCTTCGTTGATGCCGACCTCGACCGCCTCCTTGATGTACTTCTCAACCTTGTCGAACTCGCCGCGCTCGACGAGCTCCACCGATTTGAGAATGGCGGCAGTGGTGGCCTGGTGCCGTGCGAACTCGACGATCCGCTCCTCGACATACTCGCGCCCAGTCACATCGTCGTGCAGGTACACCCGCTTGAACGCCTCCTGCACCAGAGGGATTGCGTCCTTCTTGATGATGTTCGCGGCGCGGGACTTCTTGACAATGTCGGCCATGACGACCTTGTCGGGCAGTCCCCGATTGCGCTGGTAGTAGCTCATGGCCAGCTTGACCAGAATCGCTACGCCAGCGTCCTCGAAGTATTGCGGCTTGACGAGGTGGCCGACCCGATTCGCGAAGTCGATGCTTCGGCAGGCCAGCGTAGCGACTCGAGTCTGGAAGTCGCTATCGAAGTCGAACTTGCCCGTGCTGTCTTCCAGCACGGTTTCGCTCGGTGTTGCAGGGGGTGTTGGTGTCGTTTCGGCCTCAAAAGCGCGGCCGATCATTTCAGCGGTAGACGACTCCGCAATACTGGTGGCGTCCGTCATACATCAGGCTGCCTTGTTCGGTTGGTCTGCGGGGTCGGTCCAGAAGCACTCGAAGGCGTGCTTGAAGTAGACGTAGGTCTGGTAGCTGCCATCGGGTCTGTCCACCTTCACCGACACGGTGAACTTGTCGGCGGTCTTCACGGTGCCCTTGATGACAGAGCCGTCGGCGACCATCTTGAAGCTGACGACGGCCTGGGCTGTCTCCAGGGCTTTCAAGAACGCTTCGTGGCCGGATGGTCCCGCTTTGGGCTTCTTGAATCGCTTCTGGGGTTGGTTGATAAATTCGGACATATGTTCTCCGTTGTTGATTGCTGATACCGTTCGATTATAGGTCAGGGCTGACTTACCTTTGAACCGCTTCTGCGATTGCCTGGTCAAGCACCCGCTGCTCGAATGCCTGGATTGCCGCCTCGATGCGAAGTGAACCTTCCACATAGAGCGCGGCATGAAGTGCGTACTGTGGATGCCGCCTGGTCTTGATCTGCTCGACGAGCCAACGTTCCCAGTCGAGCTGGTCGATGTGCCCGATGAAGTTGACCGCCTTGTAGCGCGTGTCTCGCGTCCACTGAATCTTGGCCGCGCACTCGTCTTCCCAGGCGAGCATCACATCGGTGATGAGGTCGGCGTTGGCGCCGATGTGGGCAGGGCGCGGAGGTTGCCGGTATCCGTTGGAGATGTACCAGTCCATCGCATGCCGCAGAAAGAAGTCGTAGCGCATGCCCAGACCGTCGATCAGCTGCCGTAGCCTCCAGAACGACTTGCGCTCGTGAGCCTGCATGCAGTCCATGCCCTTGAACGCCCGCATGTAGCGCCCGCTGCGGTCCTTCATGACGACCATGCAGTCCTGGTATGCGCGGTTGAATTCGTGAGCCAGCAAGTACGTGGCTTTGGTGGGGTGCATCCGACGATAGTCGAACCACTTCGAGCGCATCAGAGCTGCCTCTTTTTTGAGCAAGCCGTCGTCGATGTGCTGCAGAGCAAGGAGTTCCGCGTGCAGGAAGTCCAGGTCGTGCCCGTAGAAGTAGCCGAACCAGTCGGAGTAGCGGGGAATGTCGGGAACCGACGCCTTGAATGTTTCAGTCATAACTGACCGAAGTATAAGAAGATATATAGAAAGCCCGCGAGTTTCCCGCAGGCTTCCCGCATCAACCGATTCGTGGAGGGTCGATCGTCGGCTCGTCGTACGCCTTGACGATCTCACCCACCAGACCGGAGCGAACCACGTCGTCCTTCGTGAAGCGAACGTGCTTGACGCTCGGAATGAACGACAGTCGGTTGACTGCGTCCTCGAGTCCCGATTTCCCGCTGATGTCCTTCTGACTCATGTCGCCGTTGACGACGACCTTGCAGTTCTGGCCAATGCGGGTGAGAAACATCTTCATCTGCATCGGGGAGGTGTTCTGCCCTTCGTCGAGGATCACGTAGGCGTTCTTGAACGTACGCCCGCGCATGTAGGCAAGCGGTGCTGCTTCGATTCGGCCTGTCTTGATGAGGTACTCCACGAAGCTCTTGCCCAGGCGTTCGTTCAGCACGTCGCGGAAGGGCTGCAGGAACGGGTCAAACTTGTCTTCAAGCTCGCCAGGCAGGAAGCCCAGGGACTCACCTGCTTCGACTGCAGGACGGGTGATGATGATCTTGTCGATGACGCCCTGGTCGAGAGCCTGGGCAGCGAGTGCGCCGCACAGCCAGGTCTTGCCGGTGCCGGCGGGGCCGGTGGCAAACACCAGCTCGAAGTTCTTGATGGCGCCGATGTAGCGCTTCTGGGATTCTGTCTTCGCCTCGATGGGTGAACGATCGACCTTCTCCGCTCGGCGGTTGAAGAACTCGAAGCTCTCCTGTGATTCGGCGCCGATTGGCCCCTGACTCTTGTTCGTGCGCCGTGGGGCGCGTTTGGAAGTGGCTGGGGCTTTTGCTTTTGCCATCGAGTGCTGCCTTTCAAGTGATGCAGCCACAACTATACCTCAGTCAGTCGTGACTGCCCATATAAGGTCAGCGAATTCTTGGTGGGATCGCTGCATCGACCTCGTGCGGCTCACGGTGATACCACTTGCCGCCCGCCACTGCGAAGTCGGTGACGGAGATGTAGTCGAACGCAGTGGAGCGCGTGTGCGTGTCTACGTTGATGAGCGCGAAGCCGTTGTGCCAACGCTCGCCTTCGCAGTATGAAGCCGACCGCCTGTGACCTGCGCCGAGTTGGTGCCACTCGTATGCGCCGTAGACGGGATTGAACTCGCTCCACACCTGATGCCGATGGTGGTGCCCGTTAATGCCAGGCAAGCCCATCGAGCGAGCGTGCGGGAAGTGATGGCACAGCACCGTGTCGAAGTAGACCTTGTAGTTGCTGGCAAGCTCCTTCTCGAAGTCGCGCTTAGTAAATGCAGCCAGGTCAGCTTTGGCGATGTAGTTGATCTCGAACTGCTCAAGGCCCAAGAGCTTTGCGACCGTGAAGCCATGCAGGTCTGAGAGCACTGCGCGCAGCGCCGGCGTGGCATCCGCCAGCTGACGCAGCAGTCGCGCCTCATGGTTGCCTTCGATGAAGTCGATCTGGGCATCGGGGCACACGTCACGCAGCGGCGCAAGGATGTGCTCATGCGCGAACTTGATGCGACCCACCACATCCCACTCACGCGGATCGACGCCGTACTTGCCGAACTCGGGCAGGTCAAATATGTCGCCGGCCAGGACGATCACGTCAGGCTGGACACGCTCGGCGGTGTCGATCAGCACTCGCAGGTAGAACGGGTCGATCTCGATGTCGTGGAGGTCCGAGCAGGCCAGGATCGTCTTGAAGCGGTTCTGGTTGTCGCGGATGTACTTGTCCGCCCAGTCGGCTCGTTCGATGTTCATGGCGCGGTAGTGATCCACCGACGCATGCTTGGCGATTGCACGCTCGTGGGCGTGCTGCTGACGGGAGAGCTTGATGCCGGCCTGGCGCTTGAACTCTTCGAAGGTGCCGAAGTAGCGGTTCCAGGTGGACTCGGAGATGGCGCTGTGGTTGCGGAAGTAGTTGCGGGTGACGACCTTCTCGGG